AGAACTTACTGTCTCCCAAACTCGGCGTCGGGCGCAGCGGGCTGGAACGCGAAATCAATCTCGCTAACCCGACCAAGTTCAAGGTCGTCGGCAGCTCCGTGGACGGAGAGGGCGTGACCCACATCCGCCTGCAGGATGCCTCTGCTTCTGGCGGCTCGGGCCTGGCTGAAGCGATCAAGTCGACCACCGACAAGAGCGGACTGTCCTCCGTCTCGGCAGTGGTCAAGGCCATGGGCGGCGATCGGACGGCAGCCCACAAGGCACTGCTCGAGGCGGAACAGCGAGGCGCCATCGAGCTACGCCCTGAGGGCGCGCTAAAGGGACGCTTCTCCAAGGCCGAGGAGGCTGACATGCTTCCTGGCCCCGAGAAGGGGATGAAGCTGAACCCCATCCGCGTTATCGACCCCACAGCCCTGGCCGCCATCGTGGGCACCGGCGCGGCCTTGGCAGCTGGCGACAGCGACAGCGGGGCAGTGGGCGCCTCCGCCGTCGGCCTGGCGCTGGCCCTGAAGAAGCGCGGGGTACGCAAAGTTTACGCAGTGCCACGCCGCTATGACGCGCAGCAGCACGAGGTACGGATCGGGCAGCTCCAGGACCTGACCAAGGACCCGAAGGCGCCCGGCGCTCGAGAGTCCAAGGAGCGCTACGCGGCGGCCCTGCGCGACCGCCAGCAGCGTCCCATGAACGGGCAGCCTGGTGCCTGGTCGGCTATGCAGGACGCGGCCAGCAAGGAGTTCAGGCGGCTCGACGAGAGCCTGGCGCTGGCCGAGGCGAACGCCAAGAAGAAGGGCTCAGCCAACCGGGAGGCGCCCGGCGGGACGGCAGCCAAGCGGCTCGTGCGGTATGCTGCGCAGAAGCCTGGCGAGCTCCCGCTGAAGAAGGAGATCGAAGCCGCTGGCGGTCGAGCTGGCGTGTCACAGGATCTTAGGGACCTCCGCCTGCTCGACCCGCTCCAGCAGCTACGGCAGGGCATGACCCCGCGCAGGTCGACGCCCGGAGGCAAGACCGGTATCATCGGATCGATCGCCGACCAGATGGCCCTGAGGGCCCTATACCCCGGGATGAAGTCTGCGGGCTCTGACGCCAGCCATCTGCGCGGTGGGCTCCTGGGCACCAAGGCGCTACAGTTGAAGAAGAAGAAAGACGAAGAGGCACAGAAATGATGGGCAGTTGCGGACAGACAATCGTCAAATACCAGGGCGTAGCACTGCCCGTTAACCCAACAGGGGTCACTCTGTTCGACAGCATCGTGGCATTCCCTGCCCCTAAGACCCCGGCGGGCGGCAGCTTCCATCTGTTGGGCCTGCAGTGGTTCCAGTTTGCTCTCAGATTCACCGCAGCGGGCGGCGGCACAGTGACGGGAAACTTCTCAGACGATGGCCTAAACTGGCAGCCATTTTACACCGGCACGACCGCTGTTGGCACCATCACAACGATCGCCGACGAGGTGTATGTCGGCATATACCGTGACGTGCAGTTCGTCTTTGTGCCTGCGGCCAACACTAGCACGTTCAGCGCCAACCTAGCGCTCAACCCGCACAAGCCCACGAGCAAGCATGCGGCTGCCGACAGGCTCGTCAACGCAGTCACCTTCCCATGACCCTGAACGCCTCGCTCCTGCTACGCGCGGCCATGCTTAACGGCGTGGCCACGTTCATGAACGACGCGGTCACGGCGTCGACGCTCGTCATTAGGCAGACAAACCTAGTGCTAGTCACCTTCAGCCTGAACACCACGCCCTTCGCGACAGCGCTGTCGGACAGCATTATCATCACGACTCCGCCCATTACGAATGCGGCGGTGGCAGTCCTTGGCAACGCCAACAACTTCACGCTCAACAGCGAGGCTGTCGTGCTTGGGCTGTCGGGCACTATCTCCGGCGTCGGCGGCGGAGGAGACATCCAGGTGCCGAGTGTAACTATCGCTACCACAACCATCGCCGCGCAGCGTCTTAACACATTCATCATTCGCATGGCCTCAACGGGCGCGCTGTCCGTCGAGGCCAGCTTCACGTTCGTGTGACATGGCAGACCTAGGCGAGTCCCACACCTTTTCGCAGTCAGTGACCAACCCGTCTGGCACACTAGCGAACCCCACCACACTGGAGTTCTGGCTGCGCGAAGAGATCGACGGCACCGAGTTGCAGTGGGTGTTGTCGCCCTCTGCTTTCCCTGCTGGGTTCGTCGCCATGGCCACGGGCGGCACAGGCCTGTTCAGTGTGGCCTATCGCACCCGCAAGCCAGAGCGCGTGACGGGCCAGTGGCGATTGACCGGTGACTTTATTCTGGTCAATGCGCCAGAGACGCTGTTGGTCCGCCACTCTCTCATCTCGGGGATTGAGCCACAGACGACGTAACGCATGACGTCGTGCACTGACCGCCAAATCGCGCAGAGTCTCCGGGAAGCGGCCTTCTCTCAGACTCGTGGCGGCGTGGCGCGTGCAGTCCGCCCCTTCAGTGGCGCGGCGACACCTGAGAACCTGGTCGACTACATCAACCGTGAGATGTTCCCAGCCGTCAAGCAGGCGCGGGACAAGGTCAACGACATCTTCCTGCAGGTAGCGGATAATGCGCCCAGCGCGAACCCGCTCACCTACTTCTTCGACATCGGGACGGGAGCTGCCAACAACTGGGTCTTCGATGGCGTTGACGATCGCGTCGAGATATCCAACGTACTCGACAAGGAGCGCACCGATCAGTTCAGCGTAACCGGATGGGCTAAGACAACCACGCTGGGTCGGGACATCTTCCGCAAGTACGTCACCTCACCATCTGTCAGAGGATACGCGGTCCAGGTATCCCTTGGTGGTAAGCTACGGTTCGCTCTATCCAACACGGCAAACACGAACGTTCTGACCGTAGAGACATCGGTCGCTGTCAACACTGGCGTCGAGTTCCACTTCGCTGTCGTCTACACCGGCACGAGCACCCCAGCAGGCGTCACCATCTACGTCAATGGGGTGAGCCAAGCACTGGTAACGGTCGACAATAATCTATCGGCGACTACCCTGAACACAGGGACGCTGACCATCGGGGTGTTCGGCGCGGGGACTCTGCGGCATATCGCCATGTGGGGCGACGACCTATCGGCCGCTGAACAGCTAGAGACATACAACGCTGGCTCGCCGCCGAACCTGCTGGCCACTTCGATGGCCACTGACCTGCAGTACTGGGCCAAGCTGGACGGCGTAGATAGCGACGACCCGGGTGGGGTTATCGACCACTCCGTAAACGGCTTCAACGGTACAGCCCTGGGTGGGCTGGGTGCCGGGTCTGGCGTGCTCACCACTGCGACCGGTCGCGCAGGCCTAGACGGTACACCGCAAGACTCATCGACCCTGCTGCGCGTATCCGAGATCAACTCGCTCCGTGCCAACGTAGCCACGTGGCTGACCGTCATGGACGGTGGAGTGACATCTCCCATTGGAGTCGTCACCGTAACCCACGCAAAGACTCCCGCGCGCTTCATCCGCTTCAACCTGACCGATGTCGTCGACCGCGGCACCTACTGGGACCTGACCGTCGTGGCTGTCGAGTCTAGCCACGACAACCCGTTCGCGGATGGGGACCCGATCCTTGTCTCCTTCATCCCCGGCGTAGCATCGGGCGGTGCCGCGCCCATTGCCACGCTCAAGCAGGTGGGCCTGGTCAGTCACATCGGCGGCAACTCCGTCACTGGCGTCAGTCGTCTGGCATTCCAGAATAGCAACAACGTCACCTGGTCCCTGAGCACTGCAGCGAATGCGGCGACTGTGCTGGCATCGGTGAACGCTGCGCCGGCCGCATTCAGCTTAGTGAGCTTAGCCGGTAGCCAGTCCGGCTCAGTCACTAACGCCACTGACGCACTTATATCCACCGGGACAGTCGCGCTATTGAGCGCCTCGGACACGAACCACTCAGCGGCTAACGTTCAGTTCCGAATGAGCGGCAACACCCTGATGGGGGCGGCTTCGATCGCAGCCATCGCCGGCACTCTGGCAGTCGGCTCTTGCTTCGCCCCTGCGTTCGCTCTCTCCAACTCTAACAACGTATCCTTCGGCGCCTCTACGCTGGCGTTGGCTGGTGTCGGCAGGCTGGTACGCATCACGGCTAGCGTCACCGTCGCCTCCACGCAAGCCAGCATTCAGATCTCCGCCGGCACTACCAACACGCTGGCCTCCGCCTTCTCAATTGCCAACAGCAACAACGTCAGCTTCACGCTGAACGGCGCCACCCTCAACGCCAGCGCTACTGTCGCTAGCACCCAGGCCAGTATCAACTTCGCAGCAGCAGGTGTCACTAACCTGCTCAGCAACCTGACGTTCAGCAACAGCAACAACGTCAGCTTCGGCCTCGCCGGCAGCGTGCTCACGGCCACAGCCACGGTGGCGGCCACGCGCGAGATAGGCATCGTCAGCCACATCGGCGGCAATGTCGTCTCGAGCGTGAGCCAGCTGGCGTTCTCCAACGCGAGCAACGTCACCTTCTCTCTCTCGACGGCAGCGGGAGCGGCGACACTCATCGCCTCCGTGGCAGCGGGCGGTGGAGGCGGCATCACGGCATTCGCCCTGTCCAACGCCGCGAGCTCCGTCATGGCTACGGGCCTGACGTTCTCCAACGCCAACGGCTTCAGCTTCCTGCTCAGCACGGCAGCGGGCAACGCGGCCACACTCTCTGGCTCGTTCTCTACCCATGCTCTGGCTGTGAGCGCAGCGGGCGCCAGCGCATCGGCGGGGACCGTCGTCTGGAGCAACAGCAATAACGTCAGCTTTGGTCAGGCGGGCTCGACTATCACGGCTTCGGTCACCGTGGCTAGCACCCAGGCCAGCATTCGAATTTCAGCGGGCACGACCAACAACCTGATCAGCAACTTCAGCTTTGCCAACGGCAGTGGCGTGTCGTTTGGAATCAATGGCTCGACCATCACGGCCAGCGTGGACGCTGCAGCTGGCGGCGGCATAGCGCTGGCTGCCGGCACGCAGACGGCAACCAGCGGGACAGTGCTATTCTCCAGCCTAGGAACCGCGCTGACTGGCGCAGCGGCGCTGGCGCTTACCAACAACGTCATGTTCGATATGAGCGCGTCGAGTATCGTGCGCGCCACAGCCGTGATTCGCGTAGGCGACAATCTAAACGCGACTGACACGGCAGGCTCGGGCATGACTAAGATCGTGTTCAACAACGCCAATGGCATCACGTTCAACGCCCAATCTACATCCAATGCTGACGGTCGCTTCGTACAGCTCACAGCAAGCTATGCTCCGTTGGCTATCAGCGCTCCCGGCAACTCTGTCAGCGCCGGCACGGTGAACCTAACCATCTTCCCCGCTGGCGACGGGCGCAATAACCTGCGCGTCAACGCTGAGATGGCCGGCTCTCAGCTCTCAATGTATTACGACCCGCCGCGTCTAGGTGGGCAGTGGAACGGAATCACTGGGGCCGCCTTCTCTAACTATAGTTCGTTCCACAACAGACCCTACCTGTTCCAGCCGTTCAAGGGCGCCCCGCTGGTTCCGTTTGGTCGCGGTAATGACCTATCAATCGGAGACTGGTATGTTGGGCAGACGTTCGATAGTACGCGCGCCGGAGTTGGCACGACCGTGTCCAACTCCAACTATTCTCTAACGGTACGGATCGGGCTGTACTCTGTGGTGAGCGGCACGGCTGGCACGCTTACCCTAGTGAACAGCGCGTCGCGTACATTCTCCGCCTCTTCCAATAGTCAGAGCAATCTGATGCAGGGCCCACGTTGGCTCAAGTTCAATCAGACTGATTGGTCAGCGGCGACGGGATTATCTGCTGGCCAATATTGGGTGGCGCTACTGGCTAGCCAGGGCAGCTCGAACGACCCTAGGGGGGCGTTTCACGGTGACGCGAATGCCGGGTTCCTGGCCCATTCTGGTTTGGTGGGCGTGGCTAACGTGGCCAACTCCAGAGGCAACCCCTTCGGGGGGTACGTGACTTTCACTACTGGTGCGCTGCCGGCTAGCTTCGTGTCTTCGAACCTACAGGCTACCTCAGCCGCCAGTGCCGCACTCATGGCCTTTATCCCAGCCTTGTCTGTCCAGGCTCTGATGGCTGGCGCTTGGGGATAGCGTAGCGGTTAATTTAATGAGACCCGCTTGCGCCGTTGGCGTCTGCATTTATGCAACTCTTCCAAAACGATCACGTCACTGGATCGATCACCCAAACGGTGTCCGGGACAGGCGTCTTGACCATTTCTTATTGGGTAGGGATCCGCACACCTGCGGCGGGCTCGGCACTACAGGCCAGGCTTGAAAGCGAAGACTCGCTGACCTTCCCCACCACACAGACTAGCGCCATCCTGCCTGGCTCCGCCGCTGGGGCGATTAGCGGAAGCTTCGTCTATGAGTGCGCCGATTCATTCAACGGACAGTTCTTCGTAGATTCCCTGGGCCTTCCGGTCGAATACGACTGGAAAGTCCAGACGGGAACCTGATACGGTCCGCCGTCAATGAGTACCCACATCGTAAATCAGACCGGTCCCTACTCCAGCGCCACCATCGGCAGCTCGGGCGTCCTGTCTCGCGTCCCCTACTGGGCTGGCATCAACACGCCGCTCGGCGGCACGGCCATCCAAGTCCGCCTGGACTCCACCGACAGCCTGGGCTCCTTCACCAGCCAGACCTCGGCCATCCTGCCCGGGTCAGCGACGGGCTCCGTCCAGGGCGCGTTCGACTTCGAGGGCGCTGGCGTGCTGTACGTCGACGTTTTCGGGGCCACCGGGCCCGTGTACGACCTGACCTACGGCTAACCCTTCTTGACCACCGGCCCGTGCGATGGTACGGACAGACCGGTGACGAAAGCAAAGAAGCCCTCGGCGGACTGGCTCCCCGTCGAGGGGCTCAGCCCGCTGGGCTTCGAGCGTGTCGAGCACGTGTCCAAGGCCAGCTACCGGGATAACTCGATGGTCATCATCATCCCGAGCCGGACGCCCTTCCTCCACACCCGGTTCGTGCAGGCCATGGATGCTCTGCAGTACCCGATGAACCAGAAGCGGGCCAAGTTCCACGTCACGGGGGCTGAGGTAGGAGAGGCCTACGAGGAGCAGCTGGCGGCCGTCCTGGCACACACCGAGCTGGGCAAGTGGAAGTACCTGCTCACGGTCGAAGACGACAACCTGCTGCCGCCTGACGCCATTACGCTGCTGCTCGAGGCGATAGAGCTGGGCCCCTTCGACGCGGTGGGCGGGCTCTACTTCCTGAAGGGGGACATGGCGATGGGCCAGTGCTACGGGGACCCGGTCGAGTTCCAGCGCACCGGCGTGCTGGACTTCCGCCCTCGGGACATGAGTGCAGCCGTCAAGCAGGGGATGGTCGTGCCTTGCAATGGCATCGCGATGGGTTGCAGCTTGTATAAGCTTAGTATGTTCAAGGACGTACCGCGGCCTTGGTTCAAGACTAACCCGCACAACACGCAGGACCTGCACTTCTGTTCGAAGGCCTGTGCTGTCGGTAAGCGCTTCGCGGTCGACGCACGCGTGCGCGTGGGCCACGCCGACTGGACCGCTAACCCAGTGGTGGTTTACTGACTAGGAGAGAGATGGCAACCAAACGAAAGCTCAAGAGAAAAACACCCACCATCTACCGCGAGCCAGAGCCGCTACGCCTGGACCTAGGCAGCGGGCCACGGCCAGCGCCAGGCTTCAAGGGCGTGGATATCGTGCCGGGTCAGACCGACTACACCTTCGACCTGTGTAGCGGCCAGAAATGGCCCATTCTGGAGAGCACCGTCGACGAACTTAGATCGTCCCACTTTATCGAGCACATAGATGCTGGTTACGTGCATCCCCACATACCCGGCGGGATGCCAGGCCCTAGGCTAGACGCCCTGCTGTTCTTCTTCGATGAAGCCTTCCGCATCGCCAAGCCCGGGGCAGTCTTCACGGTACAGTGGCCAGCGCTGCAGAGCGTGCGCGCGTTCCAAGACCCCACCCACCGGCGCTTCATCCCGCACACGATGATTCATTACCTCTCAACCGAGGGACGGACGGGCATGGGCGTTTCTCACTACGGCGCCACCTGCAACTGGGTAGGCACGGTGCAGCCCACCATCCAGGTCGACCCGGAGACGGAGGAGGACAAGATCATGGCCCTGCGCGCTGACTCGAGCGACGACAAGCAGAAGTGGATCGCTCGCAAGAACCTCGACCAGCAGCACAGATTCGACCGTACTTGGAACTTCAGCCAGGACTTCATCGCCGTCCTCAAGGCAGTGAAATGACTGCCCATTATTGCCAGGGCGGCCACTATATCTATCCCTCATGTGCGTCCTGTAATCCCCCAATGGTCGCGCTAAAGTATTGCACTGTTTGCTGTCTATCGCATGAGCCACGGCCGCAGTGTGAGACCATTCAGCAACTCCAGAAGCGACTGGCAGCGGTTGAGGCGGCCTACCTTGGGCTGGCCCAACGCCTTGGTGTCGGCGGGCAAACCATCAAGTGACACCCGTGGTCTGCCGAACCTGCGGCGGCCCAGTCGGGCTTGGGTGCACGTGTCAGTCGCAGCCGGCGCGCCAGGCATTGATGGCGACCTGGTCTATCTCGACTGGGTCGCCAATCCGATGGTACTCCGCCATCAGCCCGGTCCCCGTGTGCCCACGTATGCAGTAGTGCCCAATCTCATGGGCCACAGCCACCCAGAGCTGAGTCATGTCCTCGGCAGCCATGCGGTTGCGCGCCACCTTGATCGTGTCCCCGTCGTTGTTGGCAGCGGTGCTGCAGGTGGTACCGACCGGGCACGGCTTACGCTCTGGAAGGTCGTCTAGCAACAGTACTCGACCGCGCTCCGCCCTGATTACCTCGAGCGGGCACCAGCCAACCGCATCGCACCAGTCGTCGATCGCGGACCGAATGGTTTCAGCCTCTGGCGTCGAGAAGTCGCTCGAGATGCTGATGTGATCGGGCGGAGGCTGCGGGCCGCACCCCATCTGCATAGCGATGGCCGCCAGGAGCATCCCCCAGGCAAACCAAAGGAGAATCGGCCAAATGGCTTCTTTGAAATCCCGCAAGGCGATAACCTCTCGTTTCTAACCACTGTACACACAATATTAGCGCGTTCCAGGGTTAAGGCCAGGTAAATAAGTGGTGCTCACGGGCCGAGCAGGGCGTAGTCTTACGCCACATGACCATCCCTGACGTACCGGGCCCAATCTCACAGATTCTGACCGCGTGGGTGGTCTCGCTGGCGCTCTTCTTCGCGGCCAGCTTCATCTTTCAGGCCTGCTCGTGAGCGACTTTCCGCGCCCGCCGCGTCGTCCCGTTCTGGTCCCTTCGGAGCTTACGCTCGAGGATCTGAGTCGTCAGATTACGCTGGTTCGCTTCGACCTGAACGACCGCCTAGACGCCTTCCACTCTGAGCTCTCCATGGTCCGGGCTATCTTGACGGACCAGGTGCCCAGGGTGGCCGCTGTGGAGAAGTCGGCTGGCGCCAAGGTGGTGGGCGCCACGAAGTGGCTCGGGGTCGCCACGCTCGTTCTGACGGTGGCAGCGCAGATTGCCAGCGCCTTCCGCCCCAACCTGGTCGGCCCCATCCAGAGTCTGATCAACATCCTGACGGGAGCTGCCGGGTGACCCTGCGCGGGGTGGCCTCACTGGTCCGTAGCGCCTACGTACTGGCGCTCGAGCTGTGGGACGAGGTGAAGCGCGAGAGGGCCCGCGTCAAGGCCGTCAAGTCCAGGGTCATAGCCATTCCCGCCCGAAAGCGATCAGCAGATCCGTGAGCGTGCGCACCGTTACCACCGGCCTTCCTTTCCAGGACGCGTGCCACTTGGCCTGATCGGGGCTAACTTTCGAGTGGGCAGTGCCGCCCTTTTTGCCCAGCGGCAGCTTGATCTCGACCAACTGATCCATTCCTTGGAACCCAACGAGCGCATCGGGCTCCCCGCCTTGTTCTGGGCAGATCACCAGCCAGCTGCCGCCCATCGCTAGCCAGGCGTCACGCAGCGCCTTCTGGTTGGCGTCCACCTTCCTAGCGCGCATCGCCCCTCAGCGCCTGAGCATCGTGGAACACCCTGGCCTCGCAATTCATGGTGACTCCTCCGCACGGACCACCACAGTAGACGCATTCGCCTCGGTTTCGCGGGCCTTCCTCGCCGTCTGCTGGCCATGCGTAGCCAGCAATACGGACGCGCTTCATCACTTCCGAGACGGTCATCCTAGCTCCGGGTCGCCGATCAGGTTCATCTGTCGCATCAAATGCTGGCACGCCGCAGTGCGCTCGTCATGCAGGCGCAGCAGTTTCTTTAGCACGTACATCGACGGCCTACAGTTGACCTCGATGCAGTGCAGCACATGCTCTCTCTGCACCGGCGTCAAGGAATGCGGCTGATCGTCGCTACCCTTCATCGTTGTCCCTCTGTTGCAGAACGCAGGATGTCTGCCCGTTCTTGGTTTTTCCTGCCTGAATGCCGGATGTCGCTCAGTCATGACTTCACCTCGGGGTTGTTGAGGAACCAGGTGCCGATGTCGTCGTCAAGTTTCCGCCCGATGTAGCGATCGTCGACGTCATACACTTGCTCGAGCAACGCGCGCGCCTCGGCGAGGGTGGACTGCAGCTGTTTGGTTGGCGCGTCACGCTGCCCTTGAAGCCAACCGTCAGCGTAGCCCAGTTCGAATGCGGGCTCTCGTCGCAAGCGCTCCACTTCTGCGAGTGCCGCGTCTCGCGAGCCGCTGGCCAGGTCGCAAGCCTTGTTCGCAGCAATGACCTCGCGGCGCAGGTCGCCGTTGAGTGCGGCCAGGCTGCCATTGCACTTGACGAGCTCCGCCACCTCCGAGCGCAGGTCCGCGGCTTCGCACACCGCAGTGGCCAATTCTTGGGCCAGGCGCGCATGGGCCTCTTCCCAGCTCTCAGAACCTATCGCTTGCGTCTGACACCTGCACTTCATGACTTTTCTCCAGACAGCTCATCAAGGATGCGAGCACTCAATCCGGACGGCACGCACAACATGGCTTCTTGCAATAGCGCGCGCAGGGACGCGGCTTCGGATTTGGCGCAGGCATGCTGGTCGACCATAATCTCCAGCTCGGCAATCCGGTCGTTGGCTTCGACAAGCTTGTCTAGCACGAAGTCTCGGCCGTCCACGGCCAAGCGGAGCTGAGACTCCAACTTTTTCCGCATCTCGTCCGCCTCATCGCACACCATACTAAGCCTCTCGTAATCTTCACTGTCTATCATTTGTTGTCTCCCAGTATCTCGTTTAGGTCTATCGGCAAAGCCGTGTTCATGCGTAGCAGGCTCAGCGTCTTCTCGTGGTCCCATTCCAGCAGGCCCGCAAGCGTCTTCTTCCCAACTCCGTCTACCGCCAATATCTCCTCATGCTTCGCATTCATTATGCCAACCAGGCTATCGAAGCGCTCCAGAAGCGCTGTGGCTCGCGCTGGCCCGCATCCTTCGCAGCCCGTCACACCGTCAGATGCGTCGCCCACTAGAGCCAGCCAGTCTACCATCTGAGATGGCGCCACACCGAACTTGTCGTAACATCCAGCGCTGTCGATTGGGCCCTTCTTGCCCACCAGCCCTACGCGACCATCCTCGATGAGGCAGTACAGGTCCTTCTCCGTACCGATGATTTGAACCGTCTCAGGCCAAGCTTGCGACGTCAGAGTGGCGATGACGTCGTCTGCTTCCCAGCCATCCACCATCACTAGGGGCATTCCCCAGGCCTTGACGCGGGCTATGACGCCCGCCAGCGCCTCTACAGCAGGCTGCGGCTTGACCGGTCGCTTTGCCTTGTATTCTGCCGACATCTCCTTGCGGATGCTTCGCGGCGAGTCAGCACACACCACGATGCGCGAATACTCGCGCCGATACCAATCCAGCGTTTCCAGGGTTTGTTCGTATCCAAGCATCGGCTGAGCTCCGCCGTATGCTGACGACCAAAACAGCTGGCCTAGGTCAACGAGCACCAGCATTTCACGAGCCCTTGATTCTGAGCCTGGCGTTCACCCGCATGGCCTTGGCTGATTCCGTGATGCCTGTCACGCCCCGTATGCGAGGCCACGCTTCCTTGATGGCCTCATTGGCCGCCTCAACATCTGCTGCGGTCTTGGCCCGATCGAATGCGGACAGCAGAGCAATGGCCGTGTCCTCAGGGGTAGCCCCAGCCGCTAGCGACTCGTCAGCGTCGCTGACCCAGCCCAGACTCTGGAAAGTTGGCGCCACTTCGCCAGCGAACCTATCGATGCCCTGAACGTGCCTAGGCTCATTTATTGGCAGCACGTGCCTCAACTCGCTGCGTTCCTCCTCCTGGTGCGCGTGCAGCTCGCCCTTGTGCCACAGGTCCAGCGCTGCCCCGAAGCGCATCCCTGCGTTGCGCAGGGCATCTCCAATCACTTCTTTCTCGCGTGATCCAATATCTGCGTAGTCTTCGCCTTTGGCTTTGGCGTGCCCATACCCGAGGCGGGTTACGCCGCACACGGTCAGCTTGATCCACAATCCGCCGCTGGCGTCGAAGCGGGGCAGTCCATCTACAGTCAGAGCCATGGGCTCCCAAGACCACTGAGGGTCTGCGTCTAGCAGACGGTCAGTCAGCGCAGCGTGCCCAACATAGCTAAGATGCCTAACCCTAGGATGGTGCCATCCTCCGCACACATCACAGTTCCGCTTCTCTGAAGCGGGGCACGTATTCTGTTCCTTGGTCCCCTTTGGCAGCTGGCTGACCTGATTATCAGGGAACGGCGCCCTAAGCAGCGCCAATCCGTCAAGCTTTTTTTCCATGGTGTCCACCTCCAACTCCTGAATAGCCGTACAGTCTACCCTCACTAATGAGCGATCCCATGTTCGATTGCATCGGACTCAACCCCTCTGGTCTTGGCTCGAGCTCGAATGCCTTGTCGCATCCAACGCATACACCAACACGTATCCACGACATATCCAAGCAGACTGGGCACATCTTCCGTGCATCACGAACGGGGTCCGACGGGTCCCTGCGGCCCACCACATGATGTGCTCCATTGTCCAAGCTCTTGCGCTGGCTCTCCACTAGCTTGCTGTGCTTACTGTGGCGGACCTTGTCTTTGTACCTGGCGTCCTTGGTCTTGCGCCGCGCCTTCTCTCGAAGCTCGACACAAGGCCTAGCATACTGCGCCTTTGGGTCCCTCCCCTCGAGGGACCGCCCGCACCCACACAAGCACCGTCGTTCATCCGACATCTATTGCTACTGCTCTCATTGTACGGACGGTCCCCGGGAAGTCAAGGCCTCAATCGGTTGGGCAAACCCCGCCGCTACCCCACACGGTCGGCGTCCCGGAGGCGAAAGCATTGAGCGTGCAGATCTCGCCGGACGTAAGCGCCGACCTCTCGACGCCGCTGTTCATGTCCTGGCGTGTCGCCACTGCGCTGGCCTCGGTGCGGTTGCCTAGGCCCAGGCAGCCCGCCACAGCATGCGCTATCGCGTGCCGCGTAAAGAACCCGCGCTGGCTTGCGTTCGTGCCCTTGTTATTGATTGCCGTCACGTCAAGCGTGATGTTGCACAGCAGCGACCATTGGTAGCTACCGACGGTGCCGGCTACCTCGGTCATGCCATTCGGGGCAGACCAGTTGAAGCACGAGTAGTTGCGGACGTCGTTGCTAGCGGTGCCCACTGTGCCACAGGCGTCGTCATTTAGGCTGATGCTAATGTGCCGCTGTGGCAGAAGATCTGCCTGCGGAATCTCCGTGAACGAGAAGTTTGTGGCAGCATCGAAGCCGTTGATGACGGCATGCGTTTCGGTACCAGGGAAGTAATGGAGCAGGTCAGCGGTCAATGTCCAATTGATCGCCTTCGTCGGCGGCACCTGGCAGACCTGGCCTGCCGCAGTCTTGTTGCAGCGCCCGCGCGCCGTGGCTGTCCGCGTGCCATACTGGTAGGTGGGCGTGGTGGGTGCGCTCATCCCCTGCTCGAGTTGACCGAGCTCGTCTTCCCCAATGTCCTCATCGTCGATCGGGGCCCCGCATGCGACGAGGCCCAGTGTGATTGCCAATGGTATTGTTTTCATGTTGTTTCCTTCTTTGTTCCTAACTTGCGTTTTGCATTTCGACTTATCGCTCCCAGCTCGCCACCACGGCTACAGCTCTGAGCGTCCTTGGTTGCGCTGCGACGGAAGCAGCGGAGGCGTGGTAGGCCGATGGCCTCCGCTCGCACGCCCTCGTCCTTGCTGGCCAATGCCAGGCCCATTTGATCGGCCCATCCCGGCACTTGAATATTGACGCTCATGGCTGGACAATCCGTCTCATATACAGGTCCCACGAGCACCCATTTGCATCATTCAAGAAGCCGGCGCACTTAACCACAGGATCGCCTGGCTCGCATGATATGAACCCGCGCTGCCATACGCCTTCCAGTGACAGCTGGTCTATGCCGGAGCTGCATTCCCCTTCTTCGTCCAAGAAGAATGATCCTTCAGATAGATATTGACATCCGCTAACCCGTGGGGTCAGCCCAATGTCATAACTTCCACGGAATATGCATACGCCGTCATCTGGTTCATCTCCACAGCCCGTTACAATTATCAGGGCGGCAATAATTCTCTTCATTTGGTTCCCATTCTCTCCTTGTTGAGCGCCACTGCGCAGTCTTTGATCACAGAGTCCCTCGCCATAGATTGGGCTGAGCGAACTCTCGGCACAATTCCAACACGTGACGGTCGTAGGCGCAGGCAGCGTCCGTCTCCAGGTCAAAACCACCGATGTAACGCCCGGCGTACCACGCACCCCATCGGCCGCGGTTAGGCGATACTCCCCTGAAGATAGACGCAGTGCCTTTGCGTTTGCCACGGTTCAAAAGGTTCTGCTGTCTAGTCGCATTGCGTAGGTTGCTTCTTTGGTTATTCAGCCCGTTGCGGTCAACATGGTCGGTATCTGTGCCTGGCGCAGCCCCTAGGATAACGCGGTGCATGTATACCAGTCTTCCGCCCGTGAGCGTACGCACCGCGTAATGGGTGTGTTTCCTCTTCGCAGCAGACCACTTGTGGGCGTTCAGCGCCTCGAAGTCCTCGTCGTCAACCATCGCGTACAACCCAGCGGACAACTGTATCAGCTTCATCTCATCGCTCCCTGTTCAAGGCTGTCGCACAATCACGGCAGGAGAAGTAGTCGGTTAGGCTCCATGTGGCTCGCGTCTTGTAGAGGCCACAGTGGTCGCACCTACGAAGCGGCTCGCGTCCACTGGCATCTCGTGGATGCACGAACCCATGCCCATCCGTACTGTAGCGCTGTGGGCATGCAGTGCACACGTTCTCTGGCCCGTGATGTGGGCACGACTCATCGATGAGCGGTAGCTGCCTAGCGTCAGGTTTCTTTCGGCGTGTCACGGCAACGGGTACTCCTTGACGGCGTAAGCCTTCAGCCCAGACCTCGGGCAATAAGTGCACGCATCCAATTTTTCCCCAGGCACGCACTTGCCAGCCTGGACTACCTCGATACAGTCTTTGACTATGCAGGTCAAAACTCCTAAGGCGAAACCAACGATCATTTGCATGCCTCCACATCAGCGGTTGTCTGCGCCCGGTTCACACACAATGGCGCTATCCTGTTCTCGCGCCGGTGATTCGCTGCCAAACAGACATGGCAGTGCAGGGACGGCATCAGCGCACGCTTCTCTGAGCAGTTCCAACACCAGATAACGCCATCGTGCTCGAGCCTGTTGGTGCGAGCCAGGCCATAAGCAGTGTTCAGGATGACTGCGTCAATCTCAGCGGATAGGTTTTCGGCCATTCTTCGGCCCCTTTCCCTCTGGCAAAGCGTACTCGCTGCCACGCGGAGCAGGCAATGGTATGCCCGACACGATGTCGTCCCTCTCGCGCCTCACCAGGCTCTCATAGAGCTCGATGAAGCGCGCCCGCCCGCCCGGGTCGTCTTCTGGGCTTAGGCAGACCTGAACCCAGCCGCCCCAGACGCCCAAGGCTCGAGTCAGATGCGGGTCCTTGAACTTAGGCGCCTCGTATTGCCCATACCTGCGGATAGCCTCGAGCAGCACGCCATACGCTTCCTCGCCCGAGCGGGCGGGACCCAGGACGACATCGGCGGCAGCCCGGCGGATGCTGGCGATGCTTGGCAGGAACGGATCGGAAGTCTTACGCAGGCGATCGATGGCCTTGCTGGCCGCGTCGAACGGCAGGTCAGCTATCCCGCTTACATAAGCGTCTGCGTTTTCCTGGCTGAGCTTGGAATTGGGGAAGCTGGTGAACAGAACCCCGATGAGTCTGTAACACTCTGAATTGGTCATACCTCTCTACTCTCCTTCTGTGGCTTTCCTGAAGATGTGGGCGTAGACGCTGCTGTTGGGCGACGTGCCCATTTGCCGGGCCCTGGTGGCACCTCCTAGCCCCTTTCCCTGCTTGGCAATCTCGGAGGCCATCCAGGCGGTGAAAGCCTTGTCAGGGTCCGATTTGGGCACCTTGAACTCATGTGCCCTGAATCTCCCCAGTTCCTCCACGAGTTCTCCGGTCGTCCACCCCATCTCGAAAGCCTTGTCGCGGTGTTTCTTGTTGGGCTCCCAGTCTTCGGGAACGAAGTGCCATGTGATGCGCTTGCTCTTGCTCTTGCGTCGCGACAGCGAGTCGTACAGCTCTGCGACGGCGGCGGGCGTAGGAGCGGCGACTACTACTCCAATCGATATTGGATCTCTGATCTGATCTGTTTTGGTCTGATCTGATCTGTTTTGGTCTGATCTGATCTGATCTGATGGCGTTACATCCGTTACATCCGTTACATCACGTGATGGCTGACGTGACTGCCTGAACCTACGCTGACGCTCAGCGTTCTTGGCTCGAATGTCGTCTGCGCTCATTAACCTATTGTAATGAGAGTGGTTTAAGACGAACCACCCGCCCACTATGCGCTCTATCCTTCGCCCTTCGTTCTCTGGGTTGGAGCTGTCCGGATCGGGCGACTCCAGAACGCGCACAGCATCCTCGAACATCTCTCGACTTACTCGAGCAGCGTCCGACAGACCGCCAGCCGATCCCCTCACCTCGCCACGCTCGTCCTTGAGAGCGAGCATGGTGATCCAGACGATGCGCACGTGGTCTGGAGCTCTCCAAACTGAGGACATGACAAGTGAGCTGAATAGCTTGGTGTATCCCATGGTCGTTACGTTACCTGAAACGTTACATGCGTCAAGTGATTCTGTATGGGTCATTGCGTGATCGCGGGTTCAGGGGTAGTGTACACACCGTCATGTCACATCGGAAAGACGCAGCGCAGCGTAGCGACGTACGCCTAGACATTCGCGTAACGCCAGAAGAGCGCGAGCGAATCAAGGCAATGGCCAAGTGGGCCAAGACGAACATGAGCGACCTGGTTAGGCGGCTCGTGGCAGCGGAGGAGCACCGGATAATCGAGCGTGCTAAGCTCAACGCAGCAATGGCAAAGGCGAGAGGCTGGTGAGCGGACTCGGGCTAGGATTTGTCCTGGCCCTGTGTGGCCTCATGATGGCCTGGGCGGGCGTCGAGAACCTGATGGCCCACAGGCGCCTAGACGCCTTGGAAGCGCGCCTAGGTGCCCTGGAGGCCAGGCAATCCAGGTTGCAGCGGGTGGTCGAGCGTGGTTGGTCCCAATCCCTCGACCTCACGTCGTTCGATTGGAAGCGCCCGCCATAGCTCGAGCCAGGCGCTTTCTGGCATGAGCCAGGTTCTCGTGCGCATCCTTGAATGCCGGGTCTAGCGCCACGGCCGTCTCGAGCAGAGCTACCGCATCCGACAGCTCGCCATATTCAAGGGCCATGTAGCCCAGGTTGTAGTGGGCCTCAGGCAGAGAGGGCTGGGCCTCTATGGCCTGCCTGTACAGGGCCTTTGCGGCCTTGCAATCGCCTTTGCGAAAGCTGATGTTGCCCAGGTTCACCATCGACGGGGCGTGCTTTGGGTGGCTCACCAAGACAGCCCTGTACATGATGGCTGCGCGCCCAGGCTCCTTGTCGTCGATCGCGCATGCTGCCACGTACAGGGCGTAAGAGTTGCGAGTTATCGGCACTACGGAGCACGCAGGCTTGTGCGCTAGGCGCCTGGGCGACTGACGCACGTCTTGGCGTGGCTTGAATTGCAGGACGGTCATAGCCCACGCCTGGCCTTGTGGGCCGCCTCTAGCGCGCGCTTCTCGGGTCCGTACTCATTGCAGGGGTTTAGCGAGGCAACCAGTTCTCGTGTAATGAGCATCACAGGCACACCTTCAGGGCCAGGGCGATGACAGCGAGCCACAGTATGACAATCTGCTTGTTGGTGGTGCTCAACTCGCGCTGAGTATCGTAGGCCAGAATACGGGCCTGGTTAGCGATGTGTCGTGGGTTCTGTGGGCGCACTGGCGCCAGTAGTCTTAGTTGAGTCATGTCTCCCCCTCTTCTTTCTCTCCGGTATCAGGCAACACTCCCCGCCTGCTCAGTTCGAGAAGCAGAGCATAATTACTCATCAGCTTACCGATGGCAGACATTACAGGCGCCGTTAGTACGCCGACGTCGAACTTGGCTAGAGCTAGAATCTCTTCAGATGTCAGTTTGGTCATTGTCCCCTGGCTTTCTCCAGATCAGCGCAGATCTCGATGATGTCTCTCTGTGCATGGTAAAGCGCACTCTCATGCGCTATCTTCTCAGCCTCAGTCGCGTGCTTCATGGGTCTCTCCCTGAGTCTGCGAATGAAGTCTTGCCGGTCTTCGAGTGCGGCCTCGCAAACGAATACCCATAGGTCACCTCGCATGGGGCACCTCACACAGCAAAGCGACGGCATGCTCGACGGCCAGCTTATGCTCCGTCGCCGCCCACTCCGCCGCCAACTCCGCCGCCCACTCCGCCGCCAACTCCGCCGCCCACTCCGCCGCCGTCGCCGCCCACTCCGCCGCCGCCGCCGCCCACTCCGCCGCCGTCTCCGTCGCCCACTCCGCCGCCCACTCCGCCCACTCCGCCTCCGCCCCCCTCGCCTTATCAGCGTAGCCTATAGCGCGTTCTGCGCAGGCTTTAGCCCACAGCACACGCTGTGGCACTGGCAGGAGTCTAGCCAGAAGCCAGCGGCAGTCGCAATGTGGTAGCCCTAACAGGACAGGCAGAGAGTCGCAGATGTAGACGCCCGATTCCGGGATTAGCTCAGCGCGCTTCTCGACGTCGTATTCGTCGCATGGGTTCAGTGAGGCAACTAGGTCTCTAGTGATCAACATCATGGTGTCCACCCTTTCTCTTCAGTCGTTCTGCATGGTGAGCAGCAAGAACCGCTCTAGTTCGTCCGTCGTGTCTGTGTAAGGCTTGGCGCACTCGTGTTCAGGGCGCATACCCAGCCTGTCGATGATGCGTGCCCTGTGGCGCGCCAGCGCCTGTTCGCGCATGGTGCGCACGTTGTCGTCGCTGAAACGATTGTCTTGGTACTTGCCCGGCTTGACCGGGTTGCGTTTCTCGGCCTCTTGAAGGCTGGTAGCGTTCTGATCCCTTAGCGCCTGTCTTTCTTCTTGTGTCATGCTCGTCCTAAGCTCAGAATGCCACGGCCGCTAGAGCCAGGATGACTAGGAGCCAGAACGCTCCGACAACCAGGGCGCCTCCCAGGGCCATTGCGCCGTCAATGACGCCGTCGCATGGGTTGTGAGGGTTAGCCTTGTTGTAGGCGTCTACCTTGGCTCTTTCGGCAGCCTGGTAAGCCGCCTCTGCCTCTCGACGTGGGGCTTCTAGCCTGGCGATGATGGCCTGAATCATCTCCGAGCACTCATCCCTGGGGGTCATGGTTCGTCGTCCTGTTCTGCGAAGTCGGTACGGTACACAGGACCGGTGTCGTTGCGAAGAAAGATGGCCTCTTCGATCCCTTCTCGTATCCAAGCAGCCATCTCGTCCTGTGAGTACTGCTCGCATGTCTCGCACTCCCTGTAGTGCTCGGCCGGGAAAGCGCAGGCCGTAGCCGGGTATTCAGTGTACTCGAGCGAGTGGTCTTGGCAGCTCGGACAGGTCGTGATGAGGGGTGTGATGTAGGCAGGTACCGGGTTGCGTGCATCTGGTAAGCGGAAGTAGCGTCCGTGTGGGTTCATGGCGTCCACCCCAACTCCCCAACGCTAGGCACTAGGACAACGCGGGCCTCGACTGTGCCGGCTGGCGTCGTGGACTTGGCACGGCAGCGACCGCGCGTGAAACCGTAACCCAGACGCGACGGGCGCTCCGTGCTCAGCTCGACGCTCTCGCCGCGCCCCACGTCCCGCCAGTAGCAGTCGTTAGTGGTCACGATCGGAGGCAGGACGCTGCGAGCCCATGCGACAGCCGCAGCCCTGGTACCGAACCGGCGTGTCTCTCCCGCCTCGAGGCAGCGCTCGTAAGGCGAGCGGACGTAGTGGGTAGCGATGATGATGCTCACGACGCCCTCACGTGAGCAACGGTCGTCACGCCCTCACGAGGCACGGTCTCGCAAGCCTGCACCCAGCCCGTCAAAAGCCCCGCCAGAACGGCGCCGAACGCCAGCAAAGTGATGAATGGTTTCATCAGAGCACCCCGAAGTGGCGAGCGATTGCGAACACGCCGTAAGCGAGTCCCAGCCAAAAGGCCAGGTTGATGACGACGGCGAATACCACCATGAATCCGAATTGCTTGAACATGTGTATCTCCCTGTTTTCTCTGATGAATGGTTCGTTGGCCTTGCTCCGGGCAGCATGAGAGCCTTTTTGGCGCGCCGCTCATGCCGTCCAGAGCGAGGCCCCCGAAGGGGGGCCCGGTCAGCTCATCCGAAGGGTCGAACGTGAGCAGCTCGCCGCAGTAGCACGCGGGCTCATCATGGCTCCCAGCTCTCCGAGTTCGAACGAGCCCGCTCCACATTCTCCAGCTCCCTATTGAGCTCCTCGACTCGACGGTCGAACTCGCTGTCAGCCTCGGAGCGCGCGGTGTCGCGGTCGCCCTCGATGAAGCCGGCGTTCCACGCCAGCCCGAGGACGTACTCGAGCGAGGCTCCCGCTGCGATGCGGGCCTTGCATGCCTCGATGCAGCTCACAAGGTCACCCTTGTCCACCGAGCCGGCCGCTACAGCCGACGCAGATTCTGCACTTGCGCGCAAAGTTTGCGCCGAGTCATCAACACCTACCGAAAGTACGCATTCAGGATCGGAACCCTCAAAACCGGAGCACTTCATCCCGCTCATGTCTCTCATCTCCTTCAACAGTGCAACTCTTGCACACCCTCAATCTAGCACCGTCCGTACACCAGTCAACCCACTCTCTGTCTGTCAAGGGCGTTTCTCGAACATCTGCTCAGTGCTGCTCAGCCAAGCAGCCTATCGGATGATGTACGCTACTCACCTACATCAGACCGCAGCTGCTGTACCCCGGGTACCGGTGGGGTTGTGAAGATGTGGGAGGTGGGGGCGGACCCCATCTCACCCATCTCACGCTGCAGACTGGGACCCAATGGGCCAAATAAATCAAAACTCTCAGGGCTTTAGGGAGACCAGAAAGACATGGTGGACTTTAGAAGCAGAGAGGAACAGAGTCGCTGGACTAGGTCCTTCTCTCAGTTGCTAAAGACGAATAGATACACACCACCGGAGTTTCCGCGACACGCCAACGCTGCCGCTAGGCATATGGCTGTGGCTCGCAACTGTCAAGTTAGTAGATAGACACCAGCAGTCTCGTATGGTTACCATTCACTTTCTACGATGTGCCTACGTCAAACTTGACCGCTAGACAGCTCTGTCAGGACGATGTAGTGTATGAGCTGTGCAGCAGTACAGGATTGAGAGGATCGTGGACCTCGGGTATGCGCTCCTGACCAAGGAGACTCCTCGGGCTGTCCTGGTCAAGTTCTTGGACGACTTGGCTCCTGATGCCGAGCTCTGGATACCTCGTAAGTGCTTGGCCCAAGGGACCACCATCTTTCGGCTCGGCGAGCGCGGCAAGGTCTGCGTCCCGCTCTTTTGGTACCAGAAGCGACAAGACCAAAAGAAGACCAAGTTCTCCTGTGAATGGACGCCGCCGAAACTACCCCGTTCCCCACGGTTCCCTACCCAATGAACGACCAGATACGCGCAATGATGCGGACGCTGGCGCTGAAGCATCCACGAACTGCCGATTCGCTCGAGCGGACCTGGGATGGCGACGCCGAGGCGATCGTCGTCTCCCCCTTCGACCCCTGGCTGACGCCCGAGGACCACTACGAGGCCATGTGCGCCCTCATGGCTGAGAGGGCACCCGCTTGACTCGCTTCCTGCCCTTAGCTGCCTGTCTCCGCTGCTCCTGCATGGCGCGGACATACACGATGATGCGAGCAGCCACGTAGGGGCTGACGTAGTAGACGTACTTGCACCTTACCTCGAGCATTTTATGCAAACATTGCCTGTCCTTGGCGTAGCTAGTCACCTCGTCCCAGCGGCAGCGGAGGAAGCGCGCCAGGTCTCTGCACAGGACGCGTTCTCCCTGGACTTTCTCAGGGATATCGAAAATGCCCAGGTCGTCGACAACTGGAAGTTGTGCCATGATGGTGTGTACTATGGCTAACGGCCGTCCATTTTGCCCAACTACTCAGGCCCTATCCACGGTCGAGCTAGAGAAGAAGACAGAACTAGCTGATTCCCTTGGGGAAAAGGGCAGAGAAAAGCGCCTGGCGCGCATCGCCGAGATAGAAGACCGGGTTTTCGACATTGCCACTGGGGTTATCGAGGCGAATCTCGCGTTTTTCGAGGTTTCACACGATCAGCAGGACCCGCCCACCGATTGGGTCGAGAAATACGGGGAAACTGCTGCTCGGCAGCGACTTGCCGTCGCTAAGGCGGGCTGGATGCCGGCAAATCAGGCGCCTAGCGCCATAAAGCTCGCCGCGATGGTCAGAACCAGCATATCGCGCGCATATGGCCACCAGACGGGGCGCGGGCAGCTGAATCAGATCAACGTGAAGATCGCCCTGCCAGCACCGACCAGCCAGGAGCACCCTGGCGCTGAAGTGTATGATGTTATTGACATAGACAGCGTTTAAGGAGAGAAGACATAGACAGCGTTTAAGGAGAGAAGACATAGACAGCGTTTAAGGAGAGAAAATGACTGAGTTTTGGGGACAGGCAGGCCATGACCTGTGCGGCGGGATCAAGGAGCAGGCAAAGGAGACTCTGATGGGACCGATTGAAAAGGAACTGCGCTCAAAGGCGGACATCATCCCCTCGGACTGGAAGGTGTTCGAGCGGATGAGCAATGGGGCCAAGGAAGTCTGCTGGGATGCAGCCAGACAGCTGAAGGTGGGCTTCGGCTACTTCTCGACTCGTCCGAGAGTGGCCGAGGTGATGAGCGAGGCTATCGAGGCTGCGGAGAAACTGGGAATATGAGCCTCGTGGTCGGAGAGAGGATGATGCGCGTTGACGACGGTATGCGTGGACTGGTCGTGCAGTCAGAGGGCGACATTGCCCGTATCGCCTACGTGGATCGAGGCGAGCAGCGGTTCGCTGGCAAGGGCGAGAAGTGGGAGCCGATAGTGAAGCCAACGCGCGCCATGCGTCGAGAAGAGATGCTCGAGGTGGCGCGCTGCGCTGACTCCTGCCTCAGGAGCATGGAGCTTCACGAGCCGTTCAGATTCTGGGAGGCCTACGGGTCCAGGCCCTCGCATGACCAGGACCTGGTGGAGCTGATCGTGCATTACCTGGAGCAGAGGAAGTAGCCTTGGAAGTCTTGCAAAGATGGCTGGACGCTGCCCCTACCATCAGGACGTGCACGGTTTCATTCGATGGCTGGACGTGGCATGCGACAGTAGGTATCAAGTCTCTGGGTGGCACGATTAAGGGCGGCGATGGCGAGGGTGATTCGCTGACGTTCGCGGTCGTGGCGGCGATATTGGACCAGCATAGTAGGGAGTGAATTGAACTTCGATCGCTCCATCTATGAGCCGTCTCCTTGGGCGCTCCGCTATCACAGCGCCACGACCGATGTGGTCATGGGGGGCGGAGCGGCCGGGATGGGCAAGTCGCTTACTCTGCTTTTCGACCCGCTAATCTCTCAAGCAGTCATCGAACACTCACGCATGCTGGGGCAGGCCCCAGCGGGCTACCCGGATTGGGTCCAGGCGCTGTGCGCCAAATACCCGATCCGACCTGGTGAGTCAGAGGGGCATGCTTTGCACATGCGGCGTTCTATGCCGCAGCTGAAGGAGAACATTGCTCGCTCGATGCGCATGTTTCCCAAGTTCGACCCGGGCGCCGTCTATTCGAAGGAAGACCATTGCTGGACCTTCACGAGCGGCTACAAGTACACCTTCGGCCATTGCCGCGAGGAGAACAGCCATGAGGACTACCTCTCCAAGCAGTACACACACCTAGCTCTGGACGAGTGCTTCTCCTTCACCGAGAAGCAGTATGAGGAGCTCGACGCGCGCGTAAGGAGCGCGGACCCGGTGCTACGCCCACTACTGCGCACCCGGCTGATGAGCAACCCCGCGCCGGGCTGGGTCAAGGAGACCTTCTACGACCCATGCCCGGAGGGCAACAAGATACTCCGCCGGAAGATCGTGGACCCCGAGACGGGCGAGTTTCGGTACAAGACCATGCTGTTCCTGCCGGCGCGGCTCGACGACAACCCAGACAAGGCCTTCGTCAAGGACTACAAGTTCAAGCTACTCTCGAAGCCCGCCCATATGCGGGCTCGGTACCTCTACGGGGACTGGAATTCGTGTGAAGGCGGCTACTTCGAGGACGACTACAACCCGAGCGTCCATGCCATAGACGCCTTCAAGATTCCCCGGGACTGGCCTAAGTTCCGCTCGATGGACTGGGGTTTCAAAGCCCCCGGCACGATCGGCTACTACGCGATGGACCCCGACGATAATCTCTATAAGTTCTATGAGTTTAACTTCCGCCTGATGAAGGATGAGGACTGCGCCGAGCGCCTGATCGACATCGAGAAGGAGTTCGGGTTCTGGAACAAGATCGAGAAGAAGAGCCGCCTTTCGGGCCCTGCGGACACTCAGCTCTGGGAAGAACGTGGGGACAGTGGTAAGAGCAAAGCCGCTGTGTTCGCATCAAAGGGCATCTACTGGAAACCCGCCGACAAGGCGAGTATCTGCCGCAACGCCGAGCGTGTGACGGCACGCCTGCGTGACTATGACCAGGATAGGCCCCCGGGGCTCATGGTCTTCAAGAACTGCAGGAAGACGCTCGAGATGTTCGCGGGCATCGGGGTAGACGACAACGACTCGACGATTCCCGACAAGAAGAGCGGGTTGAAGCACTGGTTCGACGAGACGGGGTACGCCTGCGCGCACGCGAGCCGCGGGAGGGGGAGCATCGTGATGGATGTCCATGAGTTTGATCGGCGCGAGCGAGACGATGACGATCGGGAGTGCGCTCCAGCGGCTACCGGGACAGGTTATGGCGTATAATGGCTGAGTACGACACCAAAGAAGAAGACGTTTTTGAGGTCGGACAGGACACCAAAGTCGAGGAGAAGTTCACCTACGACGAAGACGCGCCCAACCTAGTTTCAGAGTTCAAGGGGCACCCCGAGGGTAGAGCGGCGCTCAAGCGCCTGAGCTGTCTCGCGCTCCAGAACTTCAAGGACAGCTGGGATGCTTGCGAGCAGATGCGCAAGACCCAGGCTGACATCTGGAAATACTTCTCTGGCAACCTAGACGGCAAGGGCAAACAATTCGAAGGGCTATCTAACGCGCACGTGCCTCTCCTGATGGAGAACACGGTGCGCATGGTATTTAGGCAATGTTATGAGCTATTCGGAAACTGGACCAACGTCTTTGGAGTTACACCTATCGGGCCTGATGACGAGCATATCGCTAAATTGCTCACCCTTCATGGGAACTGGCAGATACGTAAACGCATCAAAGACTTCAAGAGACAGATTGGCCACCGCGGCCTACTTGTTTTCGATCTCTTTGGTGACGTCACCTGCCACTCCTATTGGGACCCAAATCACAAAAGCAACCGACACGAAATTCTGACGGCGAACGAGTTCGTGTGTGCCAACACGCACGTCTCGACGATGCCCGATTACTCGGACGTATCGTGGGTGGCGAAGATCATCTACATGGACGCGCACGAGTTGCGCAAGATGGACGGTGGCTGGGAGGATGTCGCCTACGCGCTGAAGCGGGTTCCGCCAGACTGGGACGACTCTGAGATATCGCAGGAACTGCGTGCCGAAGTTGACAAGTCCCTGGGCATCGACTCCTCGGCCTTCCAGAAAGGTCAGTACCGGATAGTCCAGTATGAGGGTTGGCTGAACTTGCCGGGGCAGGGCCGCGATCGGTACTGCCAAATCATCATCGACCACAGCACCAGTTGCGTGCTGTCGCTGGGCATTCACGAGAGAATCGACCCGTACGACAAGAAGCGCTTCGAGTTCCAGATGAAGCAGCTCGAGCAATACAAGAGCGGCATGAACGAGGTTCAGATGTTCATGCAGGAGCAGCAGGAGACGAAGCTCTCTGCTCTCAGCCTCGTCCCTGGGCTCGACCCGCAAGGAGATGGGCCAGCACAGGCTGTGGCCATGTCGCGGGCTGTAGAGGAGCTGCAGCCGCCTCCCGAGCCGCCGATGCCGGACTGGATGAAGGGTGACCCAGAGGCGCAGCCAGAGCCTGCGGCGACTAGGCCTATCCGGATGTTCGCGCACGGCGTCAACATCGAGCCGATTCAGGGCATCATCGGGCTGGGGACTGGCTCTATCCACCTGGCGCAGAACAAGAACGCCAACGCCGCGCTGCAGCTGTTCTTCGACCAGGCCGCGCTCGGCAACATGAAGAACTACCTGACGGGCGGCGACGTGCGCTTTCCCGGAGGGAGCACGCTCGAGGTGGGGCTAGGCAAGATCCACAAGGTAGAAGGGAGCGTGGACCTGGCCAAAGAGGTCATGCCGCTCGACTTCGGTCCTGCCAACCCTCAGCTGCTGCAGCTGGTGGAGAACTTCATCAAGTACGGCAACACGGTCAGCAATACCCCGGAGGTGCTCAGTGGCGAGTCCGGAAAGTCTGGAGAGACTGCGCAGGGCCTATCGGCGCGCATCGAACAGGCGACCAAGATGCTATCGGTTCCAACCGGAAAGTATGCGGATTTTCTCTCTCAGGTACTGGAGAACAATGCTGCTCTCAATGCCGTGTTCCTCGATGAGGCTGAATTCTTCTCGGTCAACAACCATGACCCGGCCTTGGGGCAGATGGGTGTGCAGAGCTTCACGGTCGGCAGGGATATGTACGACAGGCCCTACGATGTCGAGATATCGGCTGATCTCAAATTCACCAGCACCCAACAGCGGATATCCGAGGCTGATGCTCTAGTGCAGCTGCCAAATAGCGTGCCTGCACTACAGGGCAACTTCGCGCTGCTCTACGAGGTTATCAAGAAGAGTCTGGAGGCGCGCAATCGCTACGACCTGACGGCCACGCTGGGCGCCCCGCCACCTCCTCCGGATATGTTCGGGGCTCCTACCTCGCCGCCCGCGCCGCCTCCGGGAATGGCTCCTCCGGGAGCTCCACCAGGCGGAGCGCCTACGGGTCAAGGCGCTCCGCCGCCACAACAGGGACAACCACAATGAGAATCAGAATGCAGTCGGATGGGCTACGAGGGATAAAGGGCGTCAAGTGGGTCAGCGTACCGGTGACTACGGTAGGCCCATTGATTCAGCAGGTACTGGGGGCCCTGGTTACGCAGCAGGTGGTGCACAGTGAGCTCTTATGATTCATGGTTGAGGAACAGGTGCTACGAGTGTGGACATCAGTTGGTTTTCTCTGCCAGCAATTGCCCGCAGTGCGGAGTGGAGTTTGACGGCCGAGACGACCCCAAGCGCTGGCCGAAGAAGTGCCAATGCCCGCGGTGCGAAAAGGAACGCGTGTGAGCAAGCGTCGAGGTGTCGACGAACAGGAAGCTTTTGGGCCAGCGCCGGGCCAGGGCACCGTCTGGACCATCACCACCAAGAACGGTGAGATCAAGCAGTCATGGGGCGCCACGGCATTCCTGGCCTGCGCGCACATTGGGCTGAATCTGGGGCAAGTGGCGAAGATATGCGCGGTATTATGAACCGAATTGAGCTGATGCCCGCTGCGTGTGAGAGATTTTGGAAGCAAGTGCTGGATATACGGGCCAACTACTTACTATGCAAAGTCTCTCAGCGGGAACTTGGCGACCGTTACGGGGTCTCCCAGACAGCGGTAAGCCTAATCATGCGAGGCAAGAACTGGAGGCATTTACGCGCGATTTAGGGATACTCGATGAGTGGCTCGTAAAGCTCCAGAAGGAGAAGCGTGACGGCCTTCAGAAGGCGGCTCTTGCTTGGGACTTCTCGGGTTTGCCCAGGGCTACCATCCTTGCGCACGAGATTGACATGATCGGCAAGATGCGCGAAGCGATCAGGTTGGTAGAGTCAGATCCGGGTGAGTTCATCCGGAAATTCATGAGTTGAAGGAGAGAGAAATGAGCAACATCAATATCACCAAAGAGGCCATGAAGGCCGAGACGAAACTGCGCAACCTCCGCAAGAGGGCGGCTAAGGCTGCCCAGTTAGTGGAACTGGCCTGGGCGGCCCGCGAGAGAGCTTACCTACTTGGCATCTCGACAGAGATTAAGGCTGTCCTGCGCGCAGCGGGGTATCTCTTCCCTGGAGACTATGAGCCAGCCAAGGAAGTTTGGGTAGACCTGGACCCTGAGCCCGAGCCGATCCCGGAGACGCTGTCGTGAACGACAAGCAACGTGTCTACTCGATACCATCGGTCGAGAAGACGACGTCCTGGACTAGCCGCGAGCTTTCAGAAAAAGACGTCGTGCTGGAGAGAATGGGGATGGTCCCAATGCGCGATCCGTTCCTCGACGCCGCGATCGAGCGCACGGCCGAGATCAAGACCCTGATGTCGCCGCCGGGCGCGCTGGGGCTGCCTGAACTGCTCGACCAGCAGAGGTTGAAATGGGGCATACCCGACGCGGCGTTTGATGCTCGCGCAGTATTCGATCGGATTCACGTCTTCCCAATCGACTTCCATGGGCAGGTGGAGACGTTCACGCCAGGGGGCTCAATTTTGCAGCCAGAGGAGTCCAAGCAGCGGAGCATGCAGAACGCCCACCGTGGCATTCTGATCAGCATGGGTCTGGACGCGGCCGACAAGTGCATCAGTCACGGTATCGAGATCGGGCACATCGTGCGTACCATCCGGAACGCTCCACACGCGCAAGAATGCGCAAGGCTCAAGTGCAACGGCAAGAGCATGTTCGTCCTGGTGATGCGCGCTGGTGATCTGACGGGCGACGAGACTCAGGAAGAGAAGCTGCGCGCGGGCGTGACGCGAATCGTCGACGAGGGCGGAGAGAACAGCTACTGCTACAACATCGAAGGCCGTAAGAAACGCGGCGTCTTCATCGCGGACAATTGGTGACCAAATGAGCCAACTGAAACTGTACATCGGGGCAAAGATTGTCAGGGCCTGCAAAGAAGAGCGAGGCGGCGTATGTGGTTACAGCATGCTCTACCCGGACGGGTATCGTTCTTGGTCCCCGAGGGCCACGTTTGAAAACGCATACCGCGAGGTCACGCAGGGCGAGAAGGATCTAGCTTGTGTCGTCGAGGTCCGCGTGAATGACCCGGCCGCGCTGAGCGCAAGAGCCGAAGACCCAGAGAGCGCCCAATGAGCGACTACGTGTCCACCAACGAGAAGATCGAAACCCCGTTCTCTGATGACGACGTCGAGCGCCCAGACGAAGAGAACGATGACGCTCCAGGCCTAAGCCCCGTCGAACGCGCCACTCGCAAAGAGCGGCGCACGATGCGCATCAAACAGAAGCTTGATGAGGGCAAACAGGCCAAAGAGGACCTGGCTCGTGAGCGCACTGAGAAGCAGGCGCTGGCGGAGCGCGTCGCGCGCCTCGAAGGAGCCGTCGCGGCAACCTCCCGCCCTGCGGCTCCGGTGGACCCATACGCGGCTCGGCTCGCCACCATCCGTGAGCGTCAGGCTCGGGAGTTCGCGCAGATGCAAGCCGAGATCAAGGCCGGCACCTACACTGAAGAGCGGAATGCCCACTACATTCAGGTCAATAATGAGATCGAAGACGAGAAGGGCACGGTCTACACCGAGCGCGCTCTAGCTCAGCGCATTCCCGCTCTCCGCCAGGACAACGCCAGACAGAAGTGGGAAGATAAGTACCCGGAAGTGTACCAGAATAAGCAGGCCTACGCCTTCGCTGAGGCGACCCGAAACAGGCGCCTGGCGCTCGGCGAAAAGGAAACCGTCGAGCTAGTGGACGAAGTCATGGCGGAGACCATGGCCACCCTGAAGCTGGGCAAACCCAAGGGGCCCTCTCAGAACGAACGGGCACGGCTGAGCGGGACCAGCTCGAGCGGAGGCGGCGGAGGCAACTCCGGTGGCCCGAGCGGTGGCATCGTGATGACCAAAGAGCTGAGAAGCATGGCGCTTTCCATGTACAACGGCGAGACGGATGCCAAGGGACAGCCGCTGTCCGATGAGGCCAAGATCAAGCGTTGGGTTGACGGGCCGGGAAAGCAGCTGCGCAAGGACCGAGTGCTCTGACCGTTGACGGGACAGTAGCCCGATGCAATGTTGGTCTCGTGGTGGCGCCGGGGGGCTGTATGTTGTCCCCCCACCTCTCCGGTCCCCTGGCGCTGACCCACTACCGTCGTCTAGCTCTTGACCGCCCGGTCAATCTGTGCTGACATAAGCGAGTCCTGGCCCTGGAAAGGGTTGGGCGCTCGGCGGCTGCACCTTTCCCCACTAGTGCTGTCTGTCTGGAACCAAGTGGTCCAGCGGAGAGTTCGTGGCAGAGGCAAGTCCCAAAGGCATCAAGCGTAACGACCCAGACCCGCGCCCTGTAGAGGGCGCCACCAATCGCGTAGCCGTCGCAGGGCAGGACCCGGACAAGCACTACGTGTGGGTGAGCACGGTCAATGACCCCACCCTTAATCCGGGCAGCTACCGGAACATGGGGTATCGGTTCACTCAGTACGACCCGGACGAGGCACAGCCGGTGCTCGGGTATACCGAGGAGCTGAAGCAGGGGGACAAGATTGAGTCCTTCGGGATGGTCCTCATGGAGTGCTCGAAGGAGCACAAGGCCAAGCTGGACCAGACAGGCGCCCCCAACATGGGTGGCGGGCAAGTGTGGGCAGACCGAGTGTGTGATGCCATCAGGCGTCGTGACCTCTCGGACGAAGACCAGCCGATGACTCCTGCCGAGAAGGCACGGATGCGCGGCATCGTAACCAAACGCTACGGCGGCGATGACAGGAATACCTGGGAATTCTGATGTCTGACGTAGACACTAGTGTTCTGCGGCGGTTCTGGTCCAAGGTGGACCAGACCGGCAACTGCTGGGAGTGGACCGCGGCATTGAACCATGCGGGCTACGGTCAGTTCCGTCTGGCAATGCTGGGCAGCAAGTCTCAGATGCAGCAGGCGCACCGCGTCTCCTGGTTCCTGCACTACTCGGACGTGCCAGCAGAGCTGCATGTCTGCCACCACTGCGACAACCCCAAATGCGTGCGCCCGTCGCATCTGTTCTTGGGAACAGATCTGGACAACCACAGGGACTGTGCCCGCAAGGGCAGGGCAGTAAATCCCCCCGGCAACCAGAGACTAACCCCCGAGCAAGTGGAGGAGATCTTCACGCTCCGCGAAGGCGGCATGTCTCAACCGAAGATCGCAGTGCGACTTGGCTGTTCCAACCAGCTCGTCAGCAGATACCTGCGTGGCGAGATCAAAACCATCGCGAAGCTTCGGCTCGTGAGCAACCAGTAACCGACTGGGAATTTTAAGCCAGTTCTCAAAGGAATAACACAGTGGCCAACAATCACATCTACGGCATCCGCTGGAAGCGCAGCCTACACGGCAACGACACCCCCACCATCCTCGTGTACCCAATGCTGAGCGCCTATGCTCCGAACACGCTGGACGGCGGCGGCGGAACGGCTGTCAACATCAACATTGGCGATCCGGTCCGCTTGCGGGAAGACGGAACCCTCCGTCTGACCTCGGCTGGCGTCGATCTAACTGGGGAACAGAACGCTGGGTTTGAGACCATCTTCGGCGTCGTGGTGGGTTTCCCGCGTGTCATCGTTGGCGGTTCTCCGCGGCCCGGGTCGTTCTACACGACCACGACCTATTCGGGCGGCATCGGCTCGGACAACGCTCCTCTCTGCGCCATCATCCCAGCCGAAGGCAACATCTTCGAGATGGACTTCTCGGCTGTCCAGGGCACGGGCCTTAAATCGGACTACCTGGGCCTGGTCGGCAGAACGGCGCCGATTCTCTACACGCCGCTGACGAGCGGTATCGGGCAGCCCAAAGCGAATCCGTTGATCGGAGCCGTAACCGCTACGGCAGGCGGAGTGCAGGCGCAGCTGATCATAACTGGCCTGGGCAAGTACAATGATGACCAGGATTACACCTCGGTCAACGCGACCATGCAGGTAATGTTCAACTCTCTACAGAACGCGCTTCATGCTGAAGCTGGCGTCTGGGGAACCAGTAACGCCTAATGATTCGATGGGCTCTTCCCGCTCTTCTAGTTCTGGCTGGTTGCACTGGCCAGAACGTGGACGAGGCATTCCTTGCGGAACATGGCGCATTGCTGGCTCGTGTGGACTGCACTTCGGTCGCGCACTCTCGATATAGATATCAAGCCATCATGTTCCTGGACGGGAGCGTGATGGCTTGGGGTCCTCCGGCTCAGCAAGAGTTCTATGAGCGCGGCTATGGCGAACGCGCTCACGCCGAGATGCATGATTGGCCTGACACTTCATGCGGGGGAATTTACGGCTCTACGTACCGCATAGAGAGCGGCCATTTCATCGAGCGGTCATGCAAGACGGGTCCTCCGCCTCACTATGAGGTGGAGGACGATCTTGAGCTAGCCACCGAGTGCACAGGATTCAACAAGTCTCTTTTCGACTGAGGACCAATGTCAGAAGTATTCACCAGCACAGCGGCCCTGGCTCTCAAAGAGACCATCCGCGCAATCGATACCGACGAGCATGGCTCGGAAGGTTCCAAAGCAGTCTTCCCACACTACCTCGACGTGAAGTCGATGGCAGACAACTACGTAGAGGACTACGAGATCGCAGGCACGGGGCTCGCGGGCGAGAAGCCCGAGGGCGAGTCGATGCCGGTCGGCGGCATCGTGGAAGGCCCGCTGACGCGCTACAACGCGCGAACCTACGGCCAGCGCATCATCGTCTCGGAAGAGGCGATGGAGGACATGAAGTACGACAAGGTCATCCAGGCCGCCAAGCGGAACAACCGCTCGCTCTGGAAGCTTGCCGACTTCGACGCGGTCCTCATTCTGGTTCGCGCTACCAACACGGCTTTCGTCGGCGGCGACGGCCAGCCCTTGGCGTCCCTGACGCATGCGCTACCCGGTGGCGGCACCTACTCGAACATGCTCACGGTGGCCATGTCGCCCTCGAAAGCGGCCATGTACATCGCGCGGGCTCAGCTCCGGCAACAGGTCGGCCATGACGGCCTGATCGACGGCTACGAGATCAAGAAGGTCGTGTTCCCCGTCCAGCAAGAGGGCGTGTGGGACGAGGTGCTCGACAGCGCCAAGGACCCGACACCGGGCGCCTTCAACGCCGTCAACAGCATCTACAAGGAGACCTACGAGAAGGTGCCAGTCAAGTACTGGAACAACACCACGACCAACTGGCTCCTCCGTACCGATGCTGAGAACGGCCTCGTGTGGTTCTGGCGCCGTAAGCCGAAGTCCAACACGTGGGTCACTGAGGATAAGACCATGATGAACTATGGTATTACCGCTCGTTGGGCCCGGGGGTGGACCAACCCCCGTGGAATCTTGTTCTCAAATGCGTGACACCGTGCTATCCATGGTGGATGACGTTCACGCAGAGGCAAATTAGGGATTTTTGGGAGAAGGTTGATTACACCAGTAACCCGGACGGTTGCTGGGAATGGCAGGGTGCCCTGACGCACCGCGGCTACGGAGTGAAGAGAAACTTGGTGCCTGAACTCGGCGAGAAGCACAACGTCCATGTCCACAGAATGGCTTGGATGCTGGAACACGGAGACATCCAGGAAGGTATGCTCGTGTGCCACGTCTGCGACAATCGCCGATGTTGCAATGTCAAGCACCTGTTCCTGGGCACTCCGGCGCAGAACATGGAAGACAAGATCGCCAAGGGGCGAGGCGTCAATCCTCCGATTGTGCCACTCAGGTTCACAGCCGAAGACGCAGCTAGGATGACTGAGCTCAGCGCCCAAGGCCTTTCGTATCGATCGATCGCCAAGCTCTTCCAGACCACCCACGGCATGATTCGCCGGGTAGTCCAGGGAGAACGCGGTTACGCCACGCTCAAGCAGGCGCGAGAAGGACTGATTCAAGATGCCACTGAAACCAGGCAAGAGTAAGGCGGCCGTGTCCGCCAACATCAAGACAGAAGTAGCCGCCGGTAAGCCACAGAAGCAAGCCGTCGCCATCGCCCTTTCCAAGGCTGGTAAGAGCAAGAAGGGTAAGAAGTAATGGCGACTCCGTTCTTCGCCGCCTATGACGGCGTGTCCTTCCCCTGGGGCACATTCATTCGCCCCGGTGGAAACGTCGTGGCCTACGTGCGCTCCACGGGCGCACAGTCTGGCGACGATGCTTTCGCAGCCTCCGGCTTGCTGGTGGCGACCATCGCTGCCGGAGTGGCTCGCTGCCGGCCTGGCCTCAACGACGTTGTGGTGGTGCTCCAGGGCCACACCGAGACGGTCACGACTACGCTGTTCACGCCTGTGGCAGGCGCTCAGATTGTAGGCTCCGGCTTCCCAGGAGGGACCAACGCGCCCAACGTCACGCTGAGCGCAACGGCCGCCACCATCGCGCTGTCGGCGGCGAACATGACCATCGCCGGGCTGAACATCAACAGCGCAACGGCGGCTGTTGTGGCCCCCATCGCGGTTACGGCAGCGGGCGTCACCATCGCCAACTGCTTCATCAGCTTCACCGGCGCGTTGGCGGCGAACGTTCCCATCCTTGCGACGGGCGCCCCCAACTTCACGCTGGCGAACAATCACATTGTGGCCAATACGACCACCTTCGTGGTCGGTATAGCCGGCGCCACGTCAACGAACGTGGTGATTTCTGATAACCTGATCCGCAGCACCAGCACCGGCACCGTTTGCATCAACATCGCGGCCACGGCCGGCATCAGCGGGTTCATCAGCCGCAACATCGTGAAGACGGCCGCCGCCAGCACCCCGGCAACCATCATAACCCAGGGCGCCGGCACGCTCACGACCACTGCTCTTACCGAGAACTACGGCTCGGATGACTTGGGAGGAAGCGGCGTGCTGTCTCCAGCAGGAACGTTCGCGTAACATGGCCGAGGTCTACACCGTCGCCATCGACAACACGACGCCCGTGGAGATCACGGGCGGGCGCGTGGGCTCCTTCGAGTTGATCGCAACAGAGAGGCAAATTCTTCTGTTTTTGGGCGGCCCCAACATGGCAGTCCAGTACGCGACCAACCCGCATGTCACTGATGGTCTGCGATTCGGTCAACACGGGACAGTGCCGGTGGCGCTATATGTGACGTCGCCGGACGAGATCTATGCGTTGATCGATCAGGTCGCAGAGGGCGTGATAGGCGATACGCTGACCATCTTCCACAACCGATGACCCCATGCGCAGCGTCCCTCGCAACATCAACCACCGTGGAGACTACCTCTCCATGTGCGATACGTGCGGCGTCATGTATCTGCGCAGCTCGCTGGCGCGTTGCGAGGATGGGCTTCTTCGGTGCGACAATGACCTACCAGGTCGCAACGAACTGACCCTGGCAAGACTTACTGCAGCCCGGGCGTCTGCTCTCTCCCAGAGGCTCGGGCGGCAGACTCCCGCAGATGGGGCTCGGCCAGACGTCGACAGCACGGGCCAGGTGTCCAGCAGCTCCAGCTACCCCGGCACGACGCGGCGGCGGACGGTCGAGCAGGTCTACGCTGAAGGGGTGCCTACTTATGCGGATCCAGGCACCAAGAACAACTTCCCGGGATTCTGACCATGCGCAAGTTCATCGCTCTCGCTCTCTTCGGCTGCTCTGGCTCCCAGCCGCTGCCGACGCTGCCGCCAACGCCACAGGTTCCAGCCGAGTTGGTCTGCAAACTGGGCATCCTGCTGAACCTGCCCCAGGACCCTGAACAGATCGACTACCTGGCGATGAAGACCCTGATCGATGGAGTGCGGGGCTGCGCTGCAGTCCACTCCGATGCGGGGCCCTGATGGACGACAGCGAGGACGTCCACGTCATGCCGCTCGAGCGCGAGCACGAGTGCTCGCCCGATTGCTGGTGCGAGCCTGAGGTGGATTACGTCGCTGACAACGGGTGCCAGGTCTGGCTGCACAAGGAGCTGCAGTGACCATTGTCCGTGCAGTCCACTGTCGTTTCGTGGTATATGGTGGGGCATGAAGACCATCAAGCTTTCCCGGGGCAAGGAGGCCGTCGTTGACGACGAGGACTTCGAGGCTCTGAGCCGTCACAAGTGGTCAGCGCTGAAGGCGACTAGCGGCTCGTGGTATGCCGTCAGAATGTGCGGAGGCGCATACCTGTACATGCACGCGATTGTCGCTGGCACCCCCAAGGGCAAGGCGAAGACGGACCACATTGATGGTGACGGCCTGAACAACAGGCGCGGCAACCTGCGGATCTGCACGAACAAACAGAACGCTCACAACCATACCCGGAAGCGCAAGGGCTGCGGCTCACAGTACCGCGGCGTCTCTCTGCACAGAGCGACCGGCAAGTGGCTCGTCCAGATAAGAACGGACGGCATCGGGCGCTACGTGGGACTCTTTGAATCTGAGATCGACGCAGCCGGCGCTTACGACGCCGCTGGTTTTGCGCGCGACCCCGAGCATTTCACTCCCAACTTCAGCGCGAGCTGGCTATCTCCGGTGGCCACACGTGTCGATTAATCCGCTGCCATCCACTCCGATATCAATCAATACCTTGATATTGCTTGCTTTCAAGCGCGCGGGCGTCATCCCGGTGGAGACGAAGCTGTCCGGCGCCAACATGACGGCCAAGCTCGAGCACGGACGCCAGCTGCTCGACCTCATCATTGACGGCCTGGCCACGGACGGCTTCATGGCTAGGACCATGGAGTTCTACGACCTGGCGATGATTGCCGGAGAGTCGCAGTACACGCTACCTGACAGCATCCTGGACGTCTTCGAGGACGCCATGTTCGTTCCGGGTTCGCCTGTGAATCGCGACACCAAGCACACGACGGGAGAGCTCGTCTGTAAGCAAATTGATCTTGCCACCTGGCAAACGCTGACCACCAAGGGGTCAATCTCCACGCGCCCAACGCTGTACGCTGCCTTTCGGTCGGGCGCGACTGTGGAGCTCCGCTTCTGGCCTGTCCCGAGTGAAGCGGGGACCATGCGTCTCAAAACGGTGCGATTGCTCGGATCGAACGCCGACGGCACGAAGCAGGTTGACCTCCACCGTTACTGGTACGACGCCCTGGTGTGGTGCCTGGCGTACGTCGTGGCGGTGGACAGCTCGATGCCGGCTGACAAGATCTCCCTCTTGCTGAACGTGTCCGAGATGAAGAAGAAGAAGTGCGTCAGCTACGCCTTCGAGCACACGGGCGCTACGGCCGTGCTCACGCATCCGGCGTGGGGCTACGGAAGGTCGTGGGCGTGAATGGCGCGCTTTGGATCCGACCGTTGTGGCAGTTGTCTCGCGAACAGGGGGCTGTCTGAATGTCCACTTCCGAGGCCATCCCGTTTGGCCCCACGCTCGAAACTAGCAGCGAGGAGATTGCCGGTGGCTCCCCCGAAGCCGTCAACATCATTGCAGACGCACGCGGAACCATCCGCAAGCGACCAGGACTCGCCGCCTACACAGGGGTCGCTCCTGCTACAGCTGTTGATGCAAGCGGCATCCTCGGGCTGTATCTCACTCAAGACCGAGTAGCCCACACCAGCGGGACTAGCCAGGTCAGCGGGACCGCGCCCGGTATCCTCTACGCGGTGGGTGCCACCATAAACGCGGCGGGCGGAGGGCATAACCGTGGGCGAAACGTGTACCGGATTGTGGGCGGCACTGCCACGCTCGTGGGAACAGGTGTGGCCGACGAGGATCGCCTCTCCACGCCGTTAGCTGTCGCGACGACGCGCTTCCCAAGGCCCACGTTCGCGGAGACTGAGGCACTCCTCGTCATAGCCGGTGGCGACCTGATCGGGAAGATCGACATCCGCCCGGAGACCTTCTCGGCCCCCAACTTCACGACCAACGCCGACTACAACGAGATGTCGTTCCTCGGGGGCTGCCCACCACTGGCGAGCCACGTCTTCACCAACAGCTCGCGAATCCTGGCCAACGACACCCAGCTCGACCAGACCAAGGTCCGCTTCAGCGACATCAGCCAGGGCATCGTGGACTTCTCGGGGCACCAGACCTGGGACCCGTCGCCGGGCGCGGCGGGCTTCTTCACGGCCGAGGCGCGCGCTGACTACATCGTGGCCTGTGCCGAGAATACCAACGATATCTTCTGCTTCGGCACTACTTCTGTGCAGCTGTTCTCTCCCGACGGCTCCACTACGTTCGCCCCATCGATCACTCGAGAGGCGGGCTGCCTGGCTCCCTACAGCGTCGTCAAGGTGGACGACAAGTACCACTGGCTAGACCAGCAGACCCGCTGGATTGCCTCGGACGGGCGGCAATGGGACGACCTGAGCGGGCCCATCCAGAAGACGCTGAACGACCTGGCCACGCCTGAGGACTGCTACGCCTACCGGTTCGACGAGTCTTTCGCGGACTGCGTGGTCCTGCGCTTCGAGGGCGCCGCAGAGACCCTGGTGATGCAGCAGAACATTGGATGGGGGCGCTGGGCCCTCTGGGTGCCCGCCACGCAGACTTTCACCCGCTTCCCGGTGTGCTGCCACCACCTACGCTCTGACGGCGGTCTGAACGTCGTTGGGCTGGATGACGGTACCATACGTACCCTGTCGCTCGACAACGAGACAGACCTCGGGGTGCCCATCGTGGCTCACGTCACCACCGGCTTTCTCGACCGTGGGACCGACAACCTGAAGCAGACGCTAGCGGTCAGGCTTACGCTCAAGCGGACCGCGGCGCTGTCTGGCGGGACTTCCTGCTTCCTCGAGTGGCGCGACGACCTATCCAGTGAGTGGAGCGTGGTCGAGCTAGATCTCGGTGTTGACGACGGGGACCTCAATCCCGTGGTAACCTTGCGAAGCCTCGGTGTGTACAGACGCAGGCAATGGCGCTTCCGTTTCGCAGACTCCGCTGGCCTGTCCCTAGTTAAAGTCACGGAAGAATTCGATATTGAAGGAGACTGATGCCCTACACCAACACAGCATCCGGCGCTGACTTCCTTGGCGAGGGCACTCTCACCGGGGCATTCGCGCCAACCCAGTCGCCCGGGGACATCGCCGAGGCGCAGCGCCAGGAGGCCATCCGCCGGCAGGCGCAGATCACCGCGGATGCCCAGGCGGTAGCCCAGCGCAACCAAGCCTACCAGGCCGAGCGCGCCAAGGGTCAGGGCGGTTCCATGTACATTGGAGATGATGCCGAAGCCAAGAAAGCCTCGGACCTGGCTGCCGGTATCACGGGCCGTGAGTACCGCACTCTTGCCCAACAGAAGGAATGGGAGAAGACCCATCAGCGCAGCTTCGGTGGGAACCTGATTCGTGACCCGGTTACCATGGGAATCCTGGCTGCGCCCTATGGTGTAGTCGGTGGAGGCTTGGCCCTAGGCGGTGGAGCTGCCTTGGGACTGACCGAGGCGGGGGCAGCCGGAGCGACGACTGCGTTGCCGGCCATCACCACCGGCGGCGCCGTCACGGCTCCGACGCTGACCGCTCCTGCCTTGGCCTCTACCGTGCCTGCTATTGCGGGAGCCACGGTCCCGCCAGCTGTCGCGGCTGCGACACCCTTTTTGACCCCCAGCAACGTCCTGGGGCTGGCGGGGCTGACCCTGGATGCGGCCGGCATCGTCGCGAGCCAGATCAGAACCAAGGCCGAAAAGGACCTGATCAAGAAACAGGAGGAGCTCGCGGCGGCCGCCAAGGCTCGGCAGCTACAGGTCCAGCAAGAGGGCATGAATCGCCTGGGCCAGCAGATTCAGGCTTTCGTTCCTCAAAACCGCATGATGGCCGAGATGTTCGGCCCTGACGCTGCCTTCACGGGCCAGCAAATGGGACAGATGGCCGCAGACCCCGGAGCCAAGCCGATGAGCGCCTACAACGTTCCGCCAGGCACGCCGCTGAACCGCGAGGACATCGACCGCACCAATGCTGACCAGGCTCGCCAGCAACAGGTAGCCGGCGCCTTCGGTCCGCCGCCGCAGGGCCCAGCCCCACTCCAGCAACGCAAGCCGCAAGCGGCCAGGAGATTCTGATGGCTACTTCGCCACTTCTAACCCGCCCGCGTTCGAGCCTTACAGCCAACGTCAGCACCGTCCCGACCAAGCCGACCGGGACAGGGGCATCCGTGGCGGGTGCTTTCGCTACCCAGCCGACCGCAACCCCCTTCGCTGGGGCAACTACCGGCTACGCAGCGCCGCCAGCTGCCTCCACGGCCTTCTCGACTGGAGTGCAGCGCTACACGCCAACGCCCACCACCTCCTCACCAACAGCCGGGACGTCGGCTTTCACTCCGCAGGCCCTGCCTCCTCTGCAGGACCCCGGCAACAACCTGGTCAACCAGGGCTACGGCGAGCAGGCGCTCAACACCACCCAGAACCGTCTGCTCGAGGACCCTGCCGCGGGCCAGCTGCAGAACCAGTACAACGCCGCGAACACCCCTACGCAGGGGCAGAACTACATGAACCAGAACCTGGGCACGCTCGACGGCCCAGGCCAGGGCGACCAGTACTGGAACCAGGTTCAGGGGCAGTTTAACGACCCCTTCCAGGGCGAGCAATTCGCGCGCCAGGCCACCCAACAGATGGCCCCCACCGGCGCCGCGGGCGCGTTCAACGACCAGGCGCAGCAACGGAGCGACCAGTTCACCAACTTCCAGGGCGCTGGCAACACGCAGGGCCAATACGGCCAGAGTTCGCAACAGCTGGCGAATGGAACCCAGGGCGAGCAGGGCCTGGGGCAGATCGCTGGGCAGTACGACCAGCTGGGGCAGTATACGGGCCAGAACAACGCGGCAGGCCAATACCAGCAGAATGCCGCCTCAGGCCCACTCCAGGCCCAGCAGTTCAACAGCCAGGTTCAGGGGCAGTTCGGCACGACCGGCACCTACTCGGACCCCAACCTGTCTGCGCAGCAGTACGCGCAGACCCAGGGCGCTTTCGGTGACCTGCCGATTGCCGAGTTCGATCCTTTCTACGATCGGGCATCGCAGCTAGGTGTTCAGAAGTACAACCAAAATGCTGCGGGTCGCGGCGTCTACGGCTCGAGCGAAGCGCTCTCTGGCGTCGGCAACGTCATCACCGACATCGAGGCCCAGCGGGCCAACCGCTCCTTCGATGCCGAGATGCAGCGCACGCAGGAGCAGCGCCAGCGTCAGGCTCTGCTCGGGCAGCAGGCGCAGGCTGGTGACCAATCCAGCATCAACGCTTTCAACGCCGGCCTCCAGGGCATCAGCACCTTCGGCAACCTGGCTGGACAGGCTGGCAACGAGGCGCTCGGACAGCAGACGATGTTGGGCAACCAGGCGCGTCAGGCCGACGTCTCGGCGACGGACGCCTTCAACCAGAACCTGCAGGGCGCCCAAACCTTCGCCAACATCAATAACCAGCAAGGCAACCTGGAGCTTGGCCGCAACCAGGTGCTTGGTAGCCTGGCTCAGGGCGCGGACACGCAGGCGCTCGGGGCCCAGAACTCCAACATCAGCGGCCTCAACGCGCTCGGCAATGCTGCTGGCCAGGCAGACACGGCAGAGACCAACCGCTTCCAGGCCCGCACTGGCGCCATGAACGCGGCTGATCAGACGCAGCAGAACAGGCTCAACTCTGGCGTCAACAACGCGCTCAACGTCGACTCGGGCAACCGCGCCGACTACACGGCTTCGCAGAACGCTGCCGGGAATGCTGCGCAGCTAGACCAGTCGGGCACGCGGCTGTCCGCAGACATCGCCAACCAGGCCTCGCAGAACGACCTCAACCGGTTGAATGCTTTCAACAACACGGCGCAGGGCGCGGAGAGTCAGCGGCAGTCTCGTCAGATAGCGAAGATTAACGCGATGGCTGGCGTCACCAAGCAGATGTCCGACACCATCAGCAACTCGCTGGAAAGCGCCAGCAAGTACAACGCTGACGCCTTCGATGAGTGGGTGAACACGGAGGTTGCTCCAAAAATACAGGACGCCAATATGAGTCAGCGCGAGAAGGCTGACCTGATGAATGGCCTCAAAGAGGCGTTCGACGACGCCCATGACTTGGCGGATTGATGCCTATCCAAACCGAAGACTTGCTCCTGAAGATGAGCCCTCTCAGCGGGCTTACTAGTGGCCAGCGCCCAGACCGTAGCCTGGAGCGCGAGCGCCTGCGCCTGATGAAGGAGCAGTTCGAGAACACTAAGCAGCAGCAGGCCCAGCAGGCAGAGCTGGCCCGCCTCGAGGAGAGTGGGCGCATGGCGCGCGCCCAGCTCGAGCACCAGGGCAAGATGCAGCAGCTGGACGCCGAGCAAGCCGCCGCTACCAAGGCTTCCAAGATGAAGGCCTATGAGCAGTTCACCAAACTGAACGGCGAAGGCGATATCGAGGGAGCCCGGGCCATGGTCCCCATGATGAGCGCTCTCGGCATGGGCGTGGACCTAGAGGGCGAGGACGGCGGTCTGCCCCGCTACCGCGTTAACATGGACGCTGGTGCCGAAGCAGACCAGGAGACGAACCAGCGCTTCCGGGCCGCCAAGACCGGCGATGAGATGGGCGCAGCTGGCATCGGCTACGACACCAACAACGACTCTGGGGCCCTGACCCAGGAGCCCGGCATCTCGAGCACGGCGGACGCTTTCGGCGCGGCCCAGCAGGCATCCAAGTATTCCGAGCAGACGGGCCAGCCCTACATGCAGCCCGACGCCCCGGACTACACGGGCGCAGTTCCCAAGAACGTGATTGATACGGGCGCCATCAATACCCAGACGATGGCGCGGCTGAACCCTGCAATGAGCGGTCTCATCGGTGGACTGCCTCCGGAGTACCAGGATAGCGCACGCTCGACGGCGAGCGGCATCGGGGGGCTGGGTCTGCCTGCCGCCAAGTCGATGGAGATGTTCGGTAAGCAGCAGGGTGATGCGAATGCTCTCATCAACAGCGGACTCAACCGCGAGCAAGACCAGCAGAAGGCCGAGCGCGCAGAAGCTGCTGCCGCATACGCCGCTCGCACTGGCGCCGACAAGGAAGGCTTCGATCGCTACGACACCGGCTTCAGCAAGATCGGCAAAGAGATAGGCGACCAGTACAATCTCAAGGGTCGCAAGCAGACGCGCTCGCTCAACGTCCAGGCCAGAGACATCCTGACGAACAGCACCAAAGAGGACGACTACCTGGTTCTGTCTCTCATCTCTCGCTCCTTCGGTGAGCGGGGGGCCACGACCGAGGGCGACGTCGCCCGTGCGCTCGGGCTGCCAGCCACCAGCACATGGGACCAAATCACGGGCTGGATGTCGAGCAGGCTAGAGGGCGGTATTCCCGAGCCCAACAAGCGGGCCCTGATCGGTGTGCTCAAGAAGGCTATCGACAGCAACGACGGCGAACTGCGCACTGCTTCACAGAACATGCTCAGCATGGTGGAGGATCCAGAGACTGATAAGGACGTGGCGCGGGGCGTCAGGGACTACTGGAAGACCACTATCCCCGCCGACATCCGGGCTGAGCACGAGAAGGAGAAGCGGGCTCGCGGCGTCAATGCCAGCATCTCGGCGTCGGAAGGCGTTGACACGAGCGTCGGCGAGAAGCCGGCAGAGGGCGAGCTAGATTATGCGCTCGACCTGGAAGCCAGCGCCGCCAACCTGAACACCGACGCGATCAAGCGCATCATCCAGCTGGAGAGCGGCGGAGACCCGGCTGCTAAGAACCCGAGCGGAGCGACAGGACTCATCCAGTTCATGCCCGAGACGGCCAAGGCCATGGGCACCACGACCGAGGAACTCGCCAAGATGCCGGTCGAGGACCAGGTCCGCTACGTGGTGAAGTACTTCGAGAATGCCGGCATCACTGCGGAGAGTCCGCCCGACGACTACGCCTTGGCGGTGGCCGCGCCAGCCTTCGTGGGCAAGCCAGACAGCACGGTCGTCTATGCCAAGGGCTCTGCTGCCTGGGACCAGAACAAGCCCTGGCGCCCGGCAGACGGCGGAGACATCACGGTGGGCAGCATCAAAGCAGCGTATCGCAGTAAAGGCGGCAGCGAACCTCCTGCTGCAGACAACGAGGCTGACACGCGCAAGGCCCGCCTGGCTGAGCTGCGCAAGAAATACGGGAGAACGCCGTGACCCCAGAGGAAGAGAAAGAACTGGCTGAGCTCGAGGAGCTGGACCGCCTGGAAGCCGAGGAAGCGAACGCTAAGCCGCCCAGCCCTGACGAGGCCAAGGCAGCTGAGCTGGCTCCTGTTCTCGACCCTTCGCTGTCCCTGCCCGCGCAGGTGCTCTCCACTCAGCCGGCGACGACCAATCCCAAGGGCGATGAGGCCGCGCAGTCTGACTGGGTGGTCAAGGGCACCGATGCCGCCAAGAAGGCTACGATGGTCTACGAGCCGCCGTTGGCCACGGCCAAGAAGGATCTGCTCAGCAATCCACAGCTGGTCGCCGCTCTCTTCCCTGACGAACAGATTCCGCCCGAGTTCATCCAGAATATGGACGTCAACTCGGACATCTACAAAGCGTATGCGGACAAGAAATGGGACGATGTCCGGTGGGCTGCCGCTGACTCGGGGACGACGGCCTACCGCTACTCGAAAGCCCCGTGGCTCCACGGCGCAGCAGCAGGGCTGAGCCCTCTAGGTACGCTAGCCACCAAGGCTAGGGGAGCCATAGACCCACTCGTCGAGGGGGCGAGCTCCTTCCTTCTGGGCATGGACGATACCGCTGCCTTCGGCGCCGGTCGCCGCGCAGGGGAAGCCCTGGACCGTGCTGACCCTGGGGATAGGCCCTCGACCGCGGCGGCTGATACCGTGCGAGGGGCATCGGCTACGGGCGGAGTGTCCGGTGAGGCGATCGCCGGGGCAGACCCCGAAGCCGTAAACGAGATGCTCATCGAGCAGAGCCCCGGGCTCCACACGGCAGGGCAGGTGGCTGGGATGTTCACCCCCACCGGCGTGCTGGGCCTACTGGGCAGAGGAGGGTCCCTGTTGACCCATGGCGCTGGGGCGCTGGCGGCCAAGGCCGGCGGCGGAGTCATCGCACAGGGCGCAGCCAAGCTGGCAGGTGCTGGCGTAGCGGCGGCAGCTGGTGGCACCGCGATGCAGGCTGGCCGAGAAGGCGTCGAGGCTGCAGCCAACCTGGGTAAGACAGGCGAGGCCGGCACGACCCTCGGCGAGGCCGCTAATCGCTCCGTGGCTGCGGGGCTAGACCCCGCCAACCTAGGACTAGGCGTCGGCGGCGAGCTCGCTGGGATGGCAGCTGGCGGCATTGCGCGGGGCATCGCCAGGTCGCCCCGCTACCACGGCAACGTCGAGCGAGTCGAGCAGCTTGGGGGAAAGATCAAACTCGGTCAGGGCCCTGTAGGCACTGACGCTGCCGAGGCGGCTATCAAGGAAGGCAAGACGCGCGACATCAGTCCCCAGGACGTCATCGCGGAGCGCATCGCCCCGAAGATTGCGGAGGCTGAGAACGCTGCAGCTCAGGGCAACTTCCAGGGTGCCCTCAAGGCAAAGGAAGAGGCAAAGAAAGGCCACGGCGAGCTGAAACAGCAGTTCTTCTCCTCTCGAGAGGGGCAAGCCGCGCTGGCTCCTGTCCAGACGCTGGAGACCAACCTGAAGCATCTCCGGTCGAAGATGACCACGGGGCCAGATGGGCAACTCAGGCCCGTGGGCAATGCGGAGGGTGTTGCCACGGCACGCGGCGAATTCAGTGGAGACATCGCCAAGGTGTCCCTGAAGCCTGAGCCGGGAGCCATCGAGCTTTCGCCTGAAGAAGCGGAAGCCTTCCTGTCTCCGTCCCTTACCCGCGATCTAGCTCCCGGATCGAAACCCCCTTCATCCGCTCCGCCCAGCGGCGCCGGACCTACCCCTGTGCAGTCCGCAGGGCCACCCACTGCCGGACCACCAGCGCCGGCAGCCCCAGGGCGCGGCGCTCTCCGTGGCTCGCCCACCGTCCCGGTCGGGCCAGGCCCCGAGGTGCACAAGGGACAGCAGGAGTCTATGGAACTGGAGGGCCTACGCAACGCGCGTGGGCCAATGCAGCGCGAGGCCAGGCGCATGGAGGCACTCGCCGATACCGTCTCCGCCAACAAGCTGCCCCCCGAGGTGCAGGCCGCTATCGATCGAGGCGAGCTGCCCGATGAGGCATTGCAGAACCAGCGTCAGCGCGCCCAGCAGCCGATGGCTGGGGATGCCCAGAGCACCGTCTTGTCTCCCGACAAGGTCAAGGCCCTGCGCAAACAATCCGACGAGACCGCGGCCGCCCTGTCCGAGGGCGAAGTGGACGCCATCCGTTCCTTCACGTCTCGCAAAGGAGACAAGGTTGGCACGCCAGAGTGGCAGTCCGCGGTCAAGAAGCTCACTATCCAGAACCCAACGGCGGCAGGCCCGTTGTATCACGGCACACGGATGAGCCGGCAGCAGATCGATGAGACGCTCAAGAGCGGCTCGTTCGCTACGACTGCGCCGACTTCCCTCAGCTACAACAAGGATCTGTCCGACGCTTTCTCCCATGCTCGAGAGGGGCGAGGGGAGAAGGTGATGCTGGAAGTTCAGCATCTGAATGAGGGGCAGAACTTACTGTCTCCCAAACTCGGCGTCGGGCGCAGCGGGCTGGAACGCGAAATCAATCTCGCTAACCCGACCAAGTTCAAGGTCGTCGGCAGCTCCGTGGACGGAGAGGGCGTGACCCACATCCAGATCGGAAGAGCGTCGTG